TATGGTTGACAGCAATACCGATTTATATGCACGCAGTTTGTCATCTAAGGGTATTGGCGAGGTAAGACCTACAGATCCTGCCTACTTTGAGCAATGGGCTCAAACCTTACGTCAGCAATTTGGTAATTCTGCAGTTATGCAAAAGCTTTCTGCAGGCGAAACTATTGATGATGTAGTTAAATGGCTTGTTAGTTCTCCAGCAGGACGTGATTTGCGTAAACGCTTAAGCATTGAATCAAGAGATGCTGCAGAATACGTAACCAAGGCATCAGGTTTTCTAGACCAGTACTTACCAGTTCAATCAGGCTTACGTTCTAAATTGCGCGAGATTACACCTGCGGATTTACGTACAGCATTTAAAGACCCTACTGAGCTGCCAATAATTCACGGTCATATTCTTGAAGAAAATATATTAAATATATCTAAACTAGGTATTAAGAGTTTAGTAAATGGAGCATTTAAGTTTCTTGCTACCATTCCTGAAGATTTACTTGCTCGCAATCCGCTATATGTATTTTTGTATCGCCGTGAAGCAGCTCGCCGCTTAGATATTATGACAGCCTTAAAGAAAGATAGGCTATCCCTAGAAGAACAACAGAAGTTAATGATGGCATCTCGCCAGATTGCACTACGCGAGATGAAGGGAATCCTCTTTAATATCGAACGCAAAACTAATGCTGCGATGATAATGAAGTATATCAATCCATTCTTCTCGGCTCAAGAAAATGCTTACAAAACTTGGATGAAGTTAGCAGTAGCAAACCCAGCTCTTTTAAATCGTGGTTATATGGTTTGGAATGCACCAAACAATGCAGGTCTAGTTACCGATTATGAAGGCAATACCGTTCCTGCTGGCAAGACATCAGGAAATGACATCATCTGGCTACCGCTACCTGAAGGTTTAACCAAGATCCCTGGTTTAAATGTGCTAACTGAGATGGGTATTCCAAAAGGATCGCTAGATATTATCTTTCAGGGCGGTCTAGATGTTCTTTATTCTGAGGGTAATCCAAATTTATTTGCAGATATTCTTCCAGTTGGGCCTTATGTTGCAGCACCAATATCAGAGATTGCACGCAATAAACCAGAATTAGAAGACTCTTTGCGCTGGGCTTTTCCTTATGGCTTACCTAAAGATTTCAAATCATCATTCTTGCCAGCTTGGGTACAAAGAGCGCAGGTACGTAGCGCAGAATTAGATGATCCACAGTTTGCTAGAAGTTATCAACTTATCTATTTAACTGAGCAACAGAACGCAAAGCGTGATGGTCGCAAACCAGTTAGTCCAAAAAAGATTATGGAAGATACCAAGGCATATTGGAATATGCGTACTGCGGCAAACTTGATTATGCCTTTTGCTCCTAGATTTGATACCCCTTACAAATACTATATGGATAAATCTCGTGAGTATCGCAGGCTTTATGGTATTGATGCTGACGCTAAGTTCCTTAAAGATTATCCAGATTTCTTTGAGTTTACAACTACATTATCAAAGAACCCAACTGGTGTTCAATCTTCGGTAGCAGCAATAAAAAGTTTAAACCAAAATGAAGATTTAGTAGCTGAACTATCCAAAATAGAACCAAGGCTTATTTCTACTATTACTAACGATTTCCAAGGCTATGAGTTTTCTCAAGCCGCATACAATTACCTATATCGTAAGCGTATTTCATCAGATACCCCAGATAGGTTCTTGAGTTCCCAGAGCCCAGCCGAAGCTATGAAAAAGACTGAAGCTGAAAGAGGTTGGATTCGATACAACGTCTTGATGGACTATATTGATAATGAGCTGGTAAATCGCGGCCTTACTTCAATAAGCCAAAAAGGTGCAGAAGATTTAGAGTCTTTCAAAACATCAGCAATTAATGGCATCGCCCGAAAGAAAGATGCTGACGGAAATCCAGTAATTAATCCATCAACTGGACAGTATGAACAAACTGCTTGGTATGATGACTACCTAGATTCTGATGGATCTAAGACAAACAGAGTTGTCGTTGGACTTGGTAAGATTCTTGAAGACAAGAAGTTTATGAAAGCCAATGGTAATAGTCCTACTTGGAAATCTGTGCAAGCATATATGAACGCTCGTCAAAGTATAGCTAATAGTCTTATGAGTAGACCTTTTAAAACCTTAAACGCTAAAGCTAATGCTGATTTAAAACTTGTATACGACACAATAGTAAACAAGTTAAAGAACGATGACAAAATGGGCTTTGCTTATGTATACGACAGGTTTTTATCGCAAGATTTAATTTATGATAAGTACCTAACACCTGTTGCAAGTAAGATTCCGCAAGAAGGGAACAAGTAATGCCATTAACAGAAGAGCAGAAACAAATTCTGCGTGATGCTGGCAACTCTGAAGCAGAGATTGCAGCAGCCGAAGATAAGGCTGATGCTGCTTTAATTTCAACATCTAATACTTCAACTAAAACTACAAAGCCTTCAACTGTAACCTACCCAAGTATCTCTAGTGTAACTCAGGCTAATGACTTGATTACTAAAACTTTTGGCGAATTACTAGATCGCTCACCAACTGCAGGAGAACTTAAATATTGGCGTAAAGAACTTAACGCTGCTGAAAAAGAATTTGCCTCTAAGCAAACCTATAAGCGTAAGGGTGCTGAAGCTCAACAGGCAACAGTAGGTGGACTAGATAAAGACTTTTGGCTTACTGATGCTATTTCAAAAGACTCAACATACAGCACAGAAGTACAAAGACTTGCGATTCTTGACCCAAAGATTCGTCAAAAAGAAAAAGATAAACGAGAGTATGAAGCTGCAGTAAAAGCGGCTGGGGATAATCCAGCAGCTTTAGCTAATCTAGATGCTACGACTACTTATGGCATTGAGATTAAAAGTCTATTTGATAGCATAAAAGCTACTGCTACTGCTGCAGGATCCACACTAGACGATAATGCCCTATTAGAGATATCAAGAGAAGCCTACGACCAAAACAAAGATTTAGACCGAGCAACCCTTACATCCTTTGTAAACAGCAAGTTAAAGATTATTGGTGCTGATGGATATAAAGGCAAGGCTTCAAATAACTACCAAGAGCTTCTTGAGATAGGTGTTGATAACGGAGTTAATATTGCAACTGACCCAAGGTTCAAGGGTCAGATTGATGCTTGGCTTACACAGATTAACCAAGGTGTATCTATAGATGATTTTGCAAATGTAATCCGCAATACTGTAGCTCAAGGACAACCAGCTTTTGTTAGAGACTTACTTAAAATTGGTCAAAATCTAAGTGATATTTACGGGAACTACGTATCTCGTATGGCTAAGTTCTTTGACCTTGATGCTTCAACGATTGACCTTAATGACCCATTACTAAAGAAAGTCTTTACCGATAAAGGCGGAATGTCTTTCTCGGTCTTTGAATCAGAACTTCGTAAGGATAAAAGATTTGCAGGCGCTGAGAAAGTATCCTTGGCTAATGACCGTCAAGGAATTACAGATCGAGCAGTAGAGCTAGGAATAGAACTTACTGAAACAGATATTGATGATATAACTAATACTGCTGCATCTCTAAATATATCTATTAGTTCCCCAACAATAGACCGTTTAATTAGAAACAAATTTAATTATACGCCAGGTAAAGCCTTTGGTGGTAAAGCTGGCGAAACCATTGCTAGTCTCCGCGCTACTGCTGCGGCTAATGGCATTGATTTAGATACCCAGTTTGGTGCTCAATTAGATAGTTGGGTAGAGCGAGTAATGCAGGGTGAATCTTCCGACACATTTAAAAACGTTATTCGTCAAACAGCTAAAATAGGTTTACCTCAAAATGTAGGAAAACTACTTGATGAAGGCGTTGACTTAGATACTGTTTATTCTCCATACAGGAATATGATGGCAAAGGTATTAGAAATTAATCCAGAAACAATTAGACTTGATGACCCTGTTTTACGATCTGCTATTACATCTCAAGGTGAGACAAGTTTATATGATTACCAACGCCAACTTCGTAAAGATGTGCGCTGGCAGTATACCGACAACGCTAGGGAAGATGTGTCTAATGCAGCATTACAGATACTTCGTGACTTCGGATTCCAGGGGTAGATAAATGGCAGAAGATGAAGATATCCGCAGAGCAAGAGCTCAACGAGCAAGAATTGATACTAACGCTTACTATGTACGCGACCCTAAGACTGGCCTTAGCCCTGCCCAAGTAGAGGCAAACCAAGCTGTCGCAGAAGCTGCTGCGTCAACAGGCAAACCAGTAATACCTGGAGCAACTGGCGCAAGCGCTACTGCTGATAGAGTTTTAGCAACTCCAAATCGTTACTATAATTATTTTACTGGTGAATATGTATCAAGCCCAGACCTTATTAAGCCACGCACTGGTATGGGTGGCGCAGAGTCTGGTGGAGGTACTATTGATACAGGACAGTTTGGTAATAATCAATTAACTGGTTCTACAGGTCCTACAGGTACACCTATAGTTACTAAAGCAACTTTAGTTTCTACATATACAGATCCAAATACTGGTGATGTAATTGCAGTTTATTCTGACGGAACAACAAAAGTACTTTCTCAAGGAACTAAAGCAGCAGATGCTGCTAAGGCTGCAGCAACGGCTGCATTGGCAGCACAACAAGCTGCAGCAGCCGAAGCGGCAAAAAAACTTCAAGCTGGACAGTCTGCTTACACTTTATTATTTGAACAGTTTAGCCAGTATGGCCTTGGTGGTCTTGTAGAACCTTTAAAGAATTTGATTACAGAAGGTTTATCTCCAGCAGAGTTTACGCTCCGCTTGCGAGACACTGATGCTTACAAGAAACGCTTTGCTGCTAATCAAGCACGCATTAATAAAGGACTTCGTGCCTTATCTGAAGCGGAATATATTGGCCTTGAAGATCAATACCAAAATATTATGAGCCGCTATGGACTACCTGCAACTTATTACACACGCGGTGATATGGGTCGCCAAGAAGGATTTGAGAAGTTTATCGGTGGAGATGTATCTCCTGTCGAGCTAGAAGATAGAATACAACTTGCTCAGAATAGAATTTTAAATGCAGCACCTCAAATCAAGAGTGCCTTGACTGAATACTATGGTGACGAAATTTCTAATGGAGATATTTTAGCTTATGCATTAGACCCAGAAAAAGCTCTTGAAAATATCAAGCGTAAAGTTACTGCTGCTGAAATCGGTGGTGGCGCAATGAGAGCTGGACTTGGTGTCGGTAAAATGCGAGCAGAAGAGTTGCAACGCTATGGTGTTACTGGCGAGACAGCCCAGCAAGGCTTCGGAACTATTGCTAGTGGCCTAGAGCGTGGTCGCCAACTATCAAACATTTATCAACAACCTACATATACTCAAGAAGTAGCAGAAACAGAAGTCTTTGCCTTACCTGATGCTGAGAAAGCACGCCGTCAAAGGCGCAAGCTAGGACAACTTGAGACAGCCACCTTCAGTGGAAGCACTGGAATTACTGGTGGAGCACTAAACCGCGAACGCGCTGGTCAATACTAAGCCTGCTAACAGAACGACTGGCCTGTTAGAGAGACACCAAAACCAGTAGTAGAAGCCATACAGAAATCCCCCGAATCTGTATGAGGTCTACGTAAACTAAAAAAGAAATGGGAGAAGGACCTATGTCCAACTACGACTACGAAGATGACGACTTTGATACATCATCTAATGATGGTAATGATCTCGTCAAACAGTTGCGAAAAGCAAATAAACAAAAAGAGAAAGAACTAGCTGACCTAAAAACTCAGTTTGAATCTATCTCTAAATCCAACCGTGAACGAGCAATCAAAGATGCGCTTGCTAGTCGTGGGGTAAACAGCAAAATTGCTGCATTTATCCCACAGGATATAGACCCAACTGAAGAGTCTGTATCTAAATGGCTGGAAGATTATGCCGATGTATTCGGCTATGAAACCCAGTCTAACCAGGCAACACCTAATGTAGATCCAAAGCAGGCTGCTGCATATCAACGGATGACCAATGCTGTAGAGCAGGGAATTACTCCTGAGTTCCAAGCAGACGTTCATCGTAAGTTGATGAATGCAAGTAGCCGTGAAGAACTGGATGAAATTATTAGGTCGTCTGGGCTCTAATTCCCGAACCTATCCGAAAGGTAAAATAAATGGCAATTCCTACAGGTACATTGACACAAATTTCGTCAATGCAAAACCTTGTACAGAGTGCGTACGATCAGTATGTTCGTATGGCTCTTCGCTCCATCCCAGTGATGCGTGCGTTGGCTGATGTTAAGCCAGTACAGCAAGCAATGCCAGGTTCGTCAGTTGTATTCTCCATTTACTCAGATCTCTCAACAGCGACTGGTACATTGACAGAAACTTCTGATGTTTCCTCTATTGCTCTTGGTAACCCTTCACAGGTTACTGTAACACTTAATGAGTACGGCTCAGCCGTAACAACAACCAAGAAGTTGAATCTAACTTCTTTCAACGATGTTGACTCAGCTCTTGCTGACATCATTGCATACAACGCTGCAGATTCTATTGACTCTGTAGTAGCAGCCGTTCTAACTGGTTCCACAGGAACTAACGTAATCTACGGTGGAGCCGCAACTGGCACCAACTCTATTACATCCTCTGGCACCATTACTGCTGCTAATATCCGTAAGGCTGTTGTTCAGCTTCGCAGCAACAAGG